CTGCGGGTCTTCGGGGATCGCCCCCCCTTCCTTGAGCCAGTCGCGCGCGAGCTTCCACATTTCGGCGCGCTTGTTGAGACAGCCCTTGTCACCGGCCGCGCTCCCGAAGTCCACCAAGCGCCATGTCCGGTTCATCGTCTTACCGGCCGAGACGATGCCCGTGCCGTAGCCGAAATCGACGAAGACCGCATCGGCGCGGTGTTCGTCTTCCATCTGCGCCAGCATGTTGGCGATCACAACGTCGTTGTCGTTCTTCGCCATCGTGCGCAGCACCTTGAACATCAGGCCCTGCCGCAGCGAGAACACCAGCTCGTCGTCGCCCTCCCATGCCGGGTCCAGCGTCAGGATCTTGGGCGCGAAGTTGTACTGCTCTGGCCGCAGGTGCCGCCCGTAGGCCGCATCCACGTCCTGCTGCGAGATGAACTGCTTGGCCGACATCGAGGGGAACAGGCCGCGGATTCGGACCTTGACCCGGTCAGAGTCCTCGCCGTGCGCGTCCACCATGGCCTGCAGCTCGACCAGGTTTGTGCCCTCCACCGTCCGGCTGTCGATCTGCTCGCAGTCCCAGCGCCTGGCGTGCTTGCGGAAGCACTCGCGGAACTCGCCGGTGTTGCGCGTCGCGTTGCCGAACACCGCCCAGATGATCTCGGTGCCAAGGTCCGTCAGCGCGCCCTCGGCGACTTCCCAGACCTTGTCGGCGATGGCGGACGCCTCGTCGAAGATCAGCAGCAGCCGCTTGCCTTCGTTGTGCAGGCCGGCGAAGGCCTCGGTGTTGCCCTCAGACCACGGCACTGCGTCGATGCGCCAGGTCTTGTCGTGACCGGGCGCCTTGCTGATAAGCGCCGTGGCCGTCAGCGTGGCCCAGTGCTGCGTTAGGCTCATCTGGTGCCACTTCGACACCTCTGCCCAAGTCTTCGTGCGCAGCTGAAGGTCGGTGTTCGCCGTCACTACACCGCGGGTGTCCTCGAACGTGTCGAACGCCCATTTGATGAGCATCGACACCAGGGCCGACTTGCCGATGCCGTGGCCTGACGCGCGGGCCATGCGGATCACCTCGCCGGCATCCACCGCGCCAGCGCGCAGCTTCTCGCCCACCTTGGCCAGGAACTTCCGCTGCCAAGTCCGCAGCGCCTTGCCCTCCAGCGGCGTGCCCTTCTCCCCCCAGGGGAAGACGAACAGCACGTAGCCCAGCGGGTCATGCTGGAACGAAGCGACCGCCTCGACCAGCTCCTGCTCGGGGTCAGCCGCCAGTTGCGCGCTCACGGGCCTTCTTGAGCCTTTCGGCCAGGTTCCCGACCACGTTGTGATCCACCGCCAGGCGGTCGCCGTACCGCTTATCCCACTTCGCCAGCAGCTTCAGCCGCGTTTCGATCCGCAGCTTCGAGCGCTGGACGTGCTCGCCGTTGAACTGCAGCGCCACCGCGTCGCCTTCGTCGGCTGCGCGCTCCATCCAGTCGTTGCGCGCGTCGTCGGCGATCTCCAGGCAGTCCGTGGCGATCACGTCGAAACCTTCCTCGCGTGCGCGCGCGATGACTGCGGAAACCTCGGGGCGGCTATCCATCCAGTCCTTCACGGTCCGGTAGGCGGGCATCCCCTCATCGCGGCAGATGACGGCCATAGGCTCCCCCTTGCTCAGGCGGTCGGCGATGGTCTCCACCAGCTCAGCGCTGTACAGGCTCGGCCGGCCTCCCTGGCTCTTGCTGGCTTTCGGCTTGGCCTTCGCTGCCTTGTTCACGGGCTGACCACTCCACCGACTCGGCCGGCCATGCGGTCCAGCCGCTCGGACTGATCGGCGAGCGACGGAAGGCCAGCCCTCAGCCGGACCAGGAGCGCCGCGCGCCCAGTTGCGAGAAGGGACACACTGGCGCTCTCCATGGCCCGGGTGTTCTCGGCCGTGCCCATCGCCTCTGTCACAGCCGCCTGCACAGCCATAGCCCACTGCCGTTCGCGTGCTTCCCACTCACCGCACCCGGTCAGCGCTCGGCGAAAGCTGGCGACAGCGATATTCACGGCTTCACCTGGTCCGCCGGGGTCACGGCTTGCGCTGGGCCGGTGCCGGCGATGACGTTGTACCGGTCGATGGTTTCGTCTCGCTCGGACTGGGCGAGTTCGCAGGCCCGTACAATTCGTGCCGCGCTTGCCCGGCGTAGTCGGTCTTGTTCTGCAGCTTCTGCGGCAGCGGCGGCACCACCGGACAGGCGGTCGGTTTCACAGCCTGCCCACAGCTTCCGAATCCGGCCAAGCTCGGAATCGCGGCCAGCAACAGCAGCCGCAATGCGTTCGTCGTAGTCGGCATCGATCTTGTCCTCTCGGGTGGTGGCCTTGTCGGCGGCGCCCTGCGTGGCGGCCGCCTGCTGGTGTTCGACCGCGCGGGCGCCCTGCTCGGCGGTCAAGGATTCCTTGACGGTTGCGGTTTCGATCGTGGCTGTGGTCAGGTCCGCGCTGCGGTCGCGCCACTCGCGCCCCATCCAGAATGCGAGGGCCGTCCAAGCCACGAACGCGATGATGCCGATCACGATCCGATTCACTGTCAGCCCCTCGGGAGGTTTGGAAGGTCAACCCACAACCACGCCAGCAGAGCCAGCAGGCCCACGCACAGCGCGGCGACCAGCCAGCCCGGTGGCTCAGGCGGCAGCGGTAGGCCACGGTCCCAGCGGTCGGTCACTTCCCGCCAGCCAGCTCGTGGATTCGGGTCATCGCCCAGTTGTAGATCAGTTGGTCTTTGATCGTGATCCGGGTGATCTGCTTGCCGTTGCGCGTGGCCTGGGTCACCTCGGTACTCTCGACCAGCATCGCCACCGCCAGCAGCGCGCTACGCGTCGTCGGGTCCGGCTCCTTGATGATCTCCATCGCGTCCGACACCATCGATCGCAGCGCATCCAGCAGCCCAGCGGTGGGCCTGGCGTTACGCGTGTCGATCAGCGAAAGAGCCTGCTGCAGGCTCTTGATCGCATCCTTGTGGCTACGGACCCGGGCCATCGGCGCCTCCCTGGTCAGGGGCGTCGCTCGGGTTCGGTTTCAGCGATTCAGGCCTTGCGCACGGCCAAATGCGGTAGATCCAGCCCGCGGCCGTCGTCCACATGCCCATCGCCGCAAAACCGCAGATGAGCGCGAACCAGGCGCCTCGCGGCGTCGGCACATGCGCCCAGCACAGGGCAATCGCCAGCAGGCATGACCAAAACCGAATCCGCGCCTTTGTCTTGGCTGCGGACCAATCCGCGCGCATGCCGATCTGCTGCGGAAGATGCGGCAGCACTAGGCCGATGCACACGCTAATCGCCAGGCTCTGCCACATGGCTTCAACCTGCGGGGCCGACAGGAAAGTCCCCATGTCAATCAGGAACAGCTTCACGGCCGGCCAGTTGTCGGCCATGGCGACCACGCTGGCGATGATCGGCACGGCCGCAGCCGCCTGCGCCAGCGTGATGCGCGGCACGTCAACCACCCTGGACGGCTTTCACCGCCAGCGGGTACGCGTGCGCCCAGCGAGCGCGGCGTTTGTCTGCATCGCGCGGCGCCGGCCGCCACGCAGCGATGTACTGCTCCCATGCCTCCTGCTCGTCGCCGATCGCCGGCAGCGCCACCGGCAGCGTCCACAGCAGCAGGCGCGCGAAGCCGGCCGCCAGCACGTCGTCATGCTCGATGGCGTCATACACCGCGGCGATGGTCGGCGCGATGCCGTGGCGCTCGCACAGCAGCCGCGCGCGGCGCTGGCTCGCCGAGTTCGTCAGCACGCCCTTGACCCCGCCGCCGCGCTCGAACTGGAACAGGCCATGCGCCGGGCCGCCTACCTGGTGCCGGTACTTGAGGCCGGATTCCTGCATCGGGATCGCGAGCATCAGCACGCGCGCCGCCGGCGAGTCCATGCCGTCGCCCAGCTCAGCCAGCGCGGGCACGATGATCTGCGACAGCGCCAATTCGGGCGCGATCGGGAGGGGCAGCAAGGGCATCGGAAACTCCGGAACGAAAAAGCCCCGCCGGATGGCAGGGCTTGGAGGTGGTTGCAGTGACCGGCACTGAAAAATCCCGGCATCCATGTGGCGTTCGTTGGTAGCTAGCCGGTTCCTATACGCGGCGCCGTAACGCCTGCCGGTGGGACTCGAACCCACGACCCCCGGGCCGCCACTCCCAGTCGTCTAACCAACTGATTGCCGAACTAGCTGCACGTCAGCCCGTGCATTCACCGCAAAAGCTATCCCCCCATGGCGGTGTGGCTTGGGTTCCAGTAGCGCCGGGATGCCGAGTCGAACGGCGTCCCCACTCACTTGATCCCGTGAAGCGCCTCGCGGCTGGTTCCGCAACCAAGCCACACCGCCATGGAGAGCGACCGGGTTCTCCCAGTCCATACCAGCAAAAGCACATTGGGTTCGGGCCCTCAGTGAAGGCCCTCCCCTGCCATTGCTACGGCCATTCCGCCGCTGCATCTCCACGCCTTGGCAAGCGAGGTGGATTCGAACCACCGCACCCGATGCGCCTCCGCAACGCAAACGGCCCGCTCGAGGGCGGGCCGCTGACAGACTTCTGATGACACTTCTGATAATAGATTAGCGTTCGGAACGGGTCAAGAGGCCTGAGCGCGAAGCAGTGCAAGATGGCGTGCTGGCTTTCCTACAGTGCCCCACTGCCGCACCGCACCTCCTACCAGTCGCTTGGCGTCCGCAATGTCGCCCTCGAAGGCCTGGCCGTAGACGTAATAGTCCATCCACCCGTACTCCATCATGGGTTCTACGGCGCAAGAGAGGTGTATTAGGTAGTCCTCGTCGCTCTCGCGCTCAGGATCGATCCCAAGCGCTGTCTGAAGCTCACCAGCCAGGCGCGATGCAGCGGTCCGCGTAGTGGACACCACAGCGATCCCGTACTGGCGAAGCTCCTCGGCCAGAAACCCTGCATCTGGGCTGTGGCGGTGCACAGGGATGGCGATGTGCATGGTGCTTCCTATC